ATCACATGGACTACGCCATCCGGTTTCCCTGTTACACAGAAGCTGATGAAGCCTCAAGTAGAGAAGCTACAACTCCAACTACTTGGTAAGGTACAGCATGTCTCAGTTAGAACTGGTGACTCAGAGGAGGTTGATCTCAACCACCACAAGAATGCAACTAGCCCTAACCTCATTCACAGTTTAGATGCTAGTCTGCTACATATTGCAGCACTGAGGTTCAACGCACCTATTGCTTTGATCCATGATTCAGTACTGTGTCGTGCTACAGATATGTCTGTACTGAGCACTATTGTGCGGGAGACATACATGCACTTGTTTGCAGAGCATGACTATTTGAAAGACTTTGCTGCTCAGATAGGAGCAGAGTCTGAACCACCGATTATTGGAGACCTTGAACCGTCTTCAGTGATTGAATCCACTTACTTTTTCTGTTAATGGCACAAACTATTCACGTTACTCAGCAACCTGTTGTCCTGGAAGGTTACCAAGCCATCCTCAAACCTTCTAAGTTTGGTTACTCACTGTCTGCAGTCGTAGACTCTAACCTGATTGAACGACTGGATGAGGATCGTACTGAGTCCCTTAAGTGGGCAGAGACTAAGTTGAAGAACCCTAAGCGCTCTACTCTCAAGCCTGAACCTTGGGAGGAGGTAGCAGAGGGTAAGTACAAAGTTAAGTTCAGTTGGAATGAGGAGACACGTCCTCCTGTTGTAGATAGTGAGGGTACACCGATTACGGATGTTAACCTTCCTGTGTACAGTGGGTCTACTGTTAAGCTTGCTTTCAAACAGAAACCCTATATCCTCCGTGATGGTGTAACCTATGGTACCAGTCTCAAGCTTGCAGGAATCCAGATTGTCTCGATCAACGGTTCTGCTGGTGTTGATGCAGGCAGCCTTGGTGAAACTGAAGTGGCAGCTCTCTTTGGCCAAACAAAAGGTTTCAAGGCTGGCGAAGTTACCGCAGCTCCTGCTGAAGAAACTGAAGTAGAGGACGACGACTTCTAATGGCTTTTAGGTCAGGACTAGAGGAAAAGGTCGCTGACCTATTAACCAACCTCGGTGTCTCTTATGAGTATGAGAGCACTAAAGTCCCTTACACTATTCACTACAATTATACCCCAGACTTCTTACTTCCTAATGGTATCCACCTAGAAGCGAAGGGATTATGGGAACCAGAGGACCGCCGCAAGATTAAGGCAGTCAAAGAACAGCACCCTGAGCTAGATCTACGGATGGTGTTTCAAGCACCATACAATAAGATCAGCAAGGGGTCTAAAACCACCTACGCCAAGTGGTGTGAAAAACACAACATCCCTTGGTGTTCTTTTCACTCTATTCCGATCGAATGGCTTACCTAAAATACGGCACAGCTGACTTTTATGCAGAAGGTTTCAGTGATTACCTTGCTGACATTGACGCAAAGGATCCCGACACAACTAAGAACCTGATTGAAGGGTTTTACCGAGCAATTGATTCATGGTTTGAGTATCACGATGAGCAAGCACGAGCTTACGCAGACATCCGAAAGCGAGTTCGTGAGGCACTTACCGTGTGATACGTGTGGCTCATCAGATGCAAACTCATTGTATTCTGATGGGCACACTTTTTGTTTTTCATGTAACACCTACGGTCATACCGAAGAAGTTGTTCACACTCACAAGATGTCCACCAATGTCCAACTCAAAGGAGAAGCGCAGCGCCTTGTTAAACGAGGAATCTCTGAAAAAGTCTGCCAACAATACAGGATTTACAAAGACGGAGACGTTCTACGGTTCCATTATTTCGACGATGCTGGAATCCTTAAAGGCTGTAAAGTAAAGACAAAAGCAAAGGTATTTAGCTATGAAGGAGAAACACCTGGCACCCTCTTTGGACAACATTTGTTTCCCGCCACTGGAAAACGAGTCGTTATCACTGAAGGGGAACTCGATGCAGCTTCGTGTAGTGAAGCTATGCCGGGGTGGCCGATGGTCTCTCTACCTAGCGGTGCCGCTGCGGCCAAGAAGTCGATTCAACGGGCTATCCCCTGGCTCCAGGGTTATGAGGAGATTGTCCTGTTCTTCGACAATGACGAGGCAGGCCGTAAGGCAACGGAGGAAGCAGCAAGCGTATTACCACCTGGCAAGTGCAAGATTGCATCGATCCAAGGTGATTACAAAGATGCGTCAGACGCCCTCATTGCCAATGACCCTGAAGCGATTCGTCGCGCTATTTGGGATGCGAAACCTTTCCGTCCAGATGGGATCGTTGACGGGAAATCACTCTTAGAACTTGTAACCACACCTACACCACCAGCTGACCATGATTACCCATTTCAAGGACTACAGTCAAAGCTTCACGGGATCAGGTTTGGAGAGCTTACAGCAATCACTGCAGGATCTGGCATTGGAAAGTCTTCCTTCTGTCGTGAACTCGCAACTCACCTTCTTAATCGAGGAGAACGGGTCGGTTACTTGGCGCTTGAAGAATCTAACCGTCGTACAGCTCTAGGACTGATGTCCGCAGCAGTTGGTAAATCACTACACATTGGAGAACATGACCGATCTAGCCTCACCGAAGCTTATCAAGCGACTCTTGCTAACTGGAACCTTTTTCTTTTTGACGGCTTTGGTTCTTTTGATCCAGATCTCATCTACAACCGAATTGAGTACTTGGCAACGGGTCTTGATACAAGGGTAATCTTCCTTGATCACCTGTCCATCCTTCTGAGTGGTCTTGATGGTGATGAGAGGCGGATGATTGATACAACCATGACCAAACTACGTTCTCTTGTAGAGCGTACTGGTATTGCAATGTTTCTTGTCTCCCACCTCAGACGCACCATACAAGATAAGAACCATGAAGAGGGTGCTCGTGTTACACTTGGACAGCTTAGAGGAAGTGCAGCAATTGCACAGCTATCTGACTCAGTTATTGCACTCGAAAGAGATCAACAGAGTACAGGCAAACAGTCTGATACAACTGTTAGAGTCCTCAAGAATCGCTATTCTGGCGAAGTTGGCGTCGCGTGCCGACTGAGCTATGATCTTAACACCTGTAAATTCAATGAAACTGCAGCAACAGACGAAGAGTTCGACCCGACAACAGACTTTTGAATCTCCTCATCAGCAAGCAATGCTGACACGACCCAATCCTCCTACACCCGAGGCAGTTGAAAAGGCACAGTTCATCGACAAGACATACTATTGGCAGGGATCAGCAGCGAATAAAGCTGCTAAGCCTTAACCTACTATTCAACACACTCATCTTCATCACTAACTTGTTTATTGTCGCTGGTGTAATCCGGCATTGGAATGACGCTTATCTTTGACTTAGAAACAAACGGACTTCTACATGATGTTACCCACATCCACTGTTTGGCTATCTACGATACAGAAACTAAGCAGATGCTTACCTATAATGATGAAGGTAACACTGAACCTCTTACTCGTGGTATTCAACGTCTTGAAGACGCAAGCGAAATTGTGGGCCATAACATTATTAACTACGATATCCCTGTTATCCGTAAGCTTTATCCTTGGTTTTCCAACGTGGGTAGGGTTCTGGATACTTTGGTGCTTAGCCGTGTTTGTCACCCTGATATTCTAAGTATCGACGGCAAACGCAAATGGAAAAACATGCCCTTGCAACTCTATGGTAGGCATTCTTTGGAGTCTTATGGGTACCGCCTCGGTGAGTACAAAGGAGACTTCGGTAAAACATCAGACTGGAAGGAGTGGTCGCAAGAGATGCAAGACTACATGGTACAAGATGTTGTTGTTACTACGAAACTTTGGAAACACTTTCAACCATACCTGAATGGATCACGTTAGAACATCAGGTAGCACAAATACTAACGGAGCAAGAATTACGTGGATGGTACTTTAATGAGGATGCTGCATGGCAACTTACACAAGCTCTCTATACTGAGCTTGAGACTCTTAAAACAGTACTACGAAACAGGTATCCTTACGTCGCAGGACGCGAATTTACTCCTAAGCGAGTTAACCGCTCCCTCGGATACGTTGCCGGAGCACCATGTACAAAGCTCGTGGAATTCTCTCCAACCAGTAGAGATCACATCGCATGGGTGATGACTAATCTGCACGGTTGGGTACCGGACAAGAAGACTAAAGCTGGTAAGACAGCGATTGACGAGACAGTACTCAAGGACATAGGCACAGAGGAATCTCTGCAGTTCTTTCGTTGCCTTGAGTTAACTAAACATCTCGGTATGTTGTCTGAAGGCAATAATGCCTGGCTTAAACTTGTCCGTAACAACCGAGTACACCACCATTGCTCTGTCGCCACTAATACTTTTAGATGCGCACATCGTAATCCAAACCTTGCCCAAGTACCGAGTGACTTAGCCTTCAGA